ATACATTCTTTGCGTTGGATTGGTTACCTCTACCTTCTGGACTTCGGGAAAGTTTTCGATCTCCGCCGTTACCGCTCCCATAATCTTTTGAATGTTTGGAAAGTTTTCAATCTTTGCAATAACATTTCCCGTTATCTTTTGGATAGCGGGAAAGGCCACCTTAGCAATAACCTCACCCGCAATTTTGAAGATACTCGGCCAGTTACTGACCTCGGCTTTGGTATCACCTACGACCTTTTGAACCTCCTTTTGGTTAATAACAGAAACCTTTTGCGGAATCTCCCGCTCAATTTTTTTGAGGGTAAGGTGTTGAATTATCTCCGTCAAATCCTCAATACTGCTAGTATTTAGCAGTTTCTCCAACTGTTCGGCCTTCTGTTCGTTTCCCATTGCTTTTCTAATTTTACCTATTTCTTTTGCCTCTTCGAGGTTCATTTTTACACCTCCCCTCAATCTTTAATCCCCCATCCAAATCCTTTTCTCGCCAACCTGCCACCACTCATCCTCAACCGCTTGGAGAAAGCAACGGCACTGGACATGGGCCGGTGGACTGTCAACCCCTACGCTAAAGTTCCGACCAACCTTCACCACCTCATTATCCAGCGGGGCACAAATTTCACAGACCCGTTCATCCCTACTTGTTCTCCACCGGTGGTTCTCGATTCCCGCCCGCCTGTAACTTTCCAACTCCGTCTTATTCATTACATTGGCAATCTCCGTTCGGGCAATCATTTCCGCCCGCACCGGTGAGATATCTTTGGCTTCGGTAATCAACAAGTCCCGCAACTCCAAAGTCGTCAGTTGGTTCTCAATTCCCTCCTGTAAAATCCCCGCAATCCAACGCTTGGTGGTATCATCTACACTAGTTATCAACAAGTTTTCCACATTGTCCAAATACTTCAACCAAGCGGGGTCTGCCACTCCAAAAATTCCCTCAATTCCCAATTTATCCATCGCCGCCTGACCGCCCTGATTAGCACCCCACTCTAGGTAAACCCCCAACCCATCTTTATCAAACTCACTAAACGCCATACCCAAAGACAAGTCCTCAAAAATCGCTCGCAAAACCGCCGCTAGTTCCTTGTTCTCACTTTCTGGCACTTTGAATTTCTTAACACCGCTAACCTGCACCAACCGCTCAAAATTCTCGTCTTTGACAATTTGCCCAACCTGCCATACCAGCGCCTTCTTCAGATTAAGGATAAACTGCTTATAGGTTTTGCTCTTTTCGGCGTCGTCCAGAGCCATATTAAAACCAAACCCATACAAAAAAGTATTTAATTTTCGCCGCAACTTATGAAGTTTTGGCGTTGATAATCTCATCAAGCTCATTTCTCAACCCCACTACCTTGTTCAAAATCTTGGCTTCTTTGGTCAAATACGGCTCAAATATCTTTTTGACTTGCCAGACCTCCTTTACTCCCCGCAAGTAACTCTCGATTTCCTTGTAAATCCCCCCATCAATCTTGCTTGTTTGAAACTTTCGCAAAACATTCCGCCCCTTTCTCAAATCGGCAATGACGCACTTTTGCCATCTTTGCAATTCCTCTCTTTGCTCCTGCTCTTCCTGCTGTGGTTGGAATGGCTGCGGCGGCTGCAAAAGTGGTGATGTTCCGGCAATCAACTCATCTACCAAAACGGGGCCTTTGGCCGTCATAATATATTGTCCTAACCCAATTTCCTTCAACCCCTTCTCTCGTCGGTACTCATCAACGCTTTTGGCGCCGGTTGTTACCAATGTTTTGAAAACCTCCGCCTCTCCTTTCTCATCCACCGGGTCAATGTTGGTCCAAAGCCAAGCCAATTGCGGAAAGCCCAAATCCTGCTGAATAATGTCATCAAAGATTTCCTTGATAAAGTTGGCCAAAGGATAGAGTCCCCGCGACTTACCAAGGCGCTCTTGTGTTTCCGACGACTCTTTATAAACTCTTGAAGAGAAGCCAATTTCGTGCGGCGGCACGCCAAAGACCGCGCAGGTCTTATCCAAAAGCCACAGCTCGAACTTTTCAAAACTCATATCCTCCGCTTTTTTCGAGGGAATATACTCAAACCCCTTCGGCACAAACCGCATTCGCCGTCTAATTCCTAGATTACCAGTCATTAAGGCATCCCAATAGGTCTGCCATTCTTTGATTTGGGCAATCGTCCAACCCTCTGGTAAGGTAGCAAACCCCTCCGGATCGTTGCCTTCTTCCAAGTATTTGAGATTGTAGAGAGCGCCCCGCAAAGCGCTTTCGACCTCCACAATCAAACTCTCCAACGATGCCCGACCGTAAGGACTATCCGTTCTAACCGACAGCGCCTCATAAATCAAATCGTCCGTTGTCATTTCCGCCGTCTTTTTGCCCTTGATCCATTGCTCGTAAGCAATCTCTGGTGGTTCGGGTGTTCCCCCAAATTCGTTAACTTTTAGTTTAATTGTGGAAGCATCAATTGGTACAAGATGAAGGAGCTCCCCGCCGAGCGTTCGCCGCTTATACAAAGCTACCGCATCCAGAACTTCGGCATCTTCCACCATCATTGTCAGAAGTTCCCGCAGCCGTGTCTTGTGGCCTGCCGGGGCTTTGAAGAATTGTTTGACTTGTTCAATTTGGCTCTGATGAGCAGTAACGTCGGCATCCTTTTCAATCGCTCCAATGTCCCATTCTAGTTTAGTAATCGAGGTGGTCAGGAAGTTAATACAGGCCCTAGCAATGGGGTAAAATTCGGCAAATTGCCGCAGCGTCTCAAAAGTAACCGAAGCGCCCGGCTTTTTGGTCTTTTGCCCACCCATTTGCATTGAGAAAGTCAAAGGCACATCCCAAATCACCGGCTGCTTGCCTGTCTCTTTGTCTTGCTTTTCTATCTTTTGTTTCGCCGTCTCTTCCGCTAACTGACTGCTAATCTGCCTCGAAATCGGCGCAACCAAATAGTTTTTAATTAAAGTATCAAAAACTGCCATTAGATTACCGCCTGCCCTCCTTGCTCCACCAACTTATACCACTCGGCCATTGTTGGGCTCTTTCCTTCCTTTTCCTCTCTTTCTTTTGTCTTGATATCCGTCAATTCTTTGTAAAAGTCCATCAGTCCCGTGCTACCTACTCTCGCCGCTTCAACCGTTAGGGCGAGAGCAATCACGCAATCGTCGTGAAAGCCCTGCGGCGCTTGATAGCGCATTATTCCCGTTGACCCAGTTGTATATTCAAACGCCTCCAATTCATTGATCAGTTCCACAATTTCCGGGTAGGTCACTTCATTATTCTCCAGCGCAATCATCAAGCCCCGAATTAAGTTCTCTTTTGAGGGTTGGGTAAATTTATATGGATCAACATAAGTTCCCGTCGCCCTCAAAGTATCATAGACCGGATCCCCTACCCCTGTGCTATCAATCAAGACCTTTGCATTGTTATAACGCTTGGATAGTTCGGCAATCCGTGGCATCTGCATATCCCAAGTTATCCCTTGAAATCTGTCCCAAGCGACAATGTGCCGATTATCCAGCCGCATCACCACAGACACCGTAAAGTCCTCGGCCTTTGCCAAGTCCGTCCCCATCACATAGCGCAGGCCTTCTTGTGGCTCCTCAAACGCTCCGGTGGCGTTTTCTCTTATCTTCCGAAAGACCTGCCCGGCGTCTTCCAAAAACTGCGCTTCCCACTCTTGCGTAAAAGTGAGCGGAGTGTCTTTTTTGGCTTGCGTAATTTCGCCCTTATCTAAGTAAGGATTGTCTTCGCTTTTAAGTTGCCAACTTTCATAAATACCGTCATTGTTTAATCCTTTCAAATACAACTGATAAAACCAATTTTTCCCTTTCGGCGTGCTGATAAAAACTGCCGACCCTTTTCTGTCTGCCAGCGTGGGACGCAGAGAGCCCGTCCAAGCGATTTCTTTGACCCTCGACGCCTCATCCAGTATTAACAAGTCAAGGGCCTCGCCCAGAAGCGCCGTTGGGTCGTCCGCTGATTTGCACTCCAGGACCGAGTTCAATTTGGTCTCGATCCGCCAATTTCCTCTTGCCGTCCAAGTATTTCTAACCGCCGGCGCAATCTCCCTCAATGACCATTTCAAAACCTCTCGCCAAATCTTTTCCGTTAAGTCATTGGTTGGCGCTACTATCCAACTTCTTGTCTCCGGTGCCAGCAGGGTTCTTGTCGCCAGATACGCTCCCAGCAGCGACTTCCCGAACCTTCTTCCCGCCGCCAGTATCTTGAACCTCGCCTGGCTTTCCACTACCGCCAGTTGTTTTGGGTGGAGACGGAAGTTCAGCACCTCCTGCAATTTCTGGTCGTCGATTAAGGATTGATTCATAAAACTCCTTCAAATTAAACTCACCTTTGATATTCAATTGACTAGCTATTTGCTCTATTCGCTCCAACCAAGTATTAATAGCGGGGGTATCCCCTGTTAGACATTTATCTCTCAACGCCACTACAATATCGGGAGTATCGGGAATAAAATAATTAAAAAGCCGCCTTAGTCGCTCCTCTTTGAAGCCATCAATTTCCTGCCAGTTATACAGTGTCTTTCTTGAAACCCCAATTTTATCCGCCAGTTCTGTCTGACTTTTTGGCTCTCTTAAAGACTTTGGAGATGCTAACCAATCAAGATATATCTCTTGATTATCTGTCCATTTTCGTGTAGCTTGAGTAGATTCTTCTGCCATTTAATTTTTTCCAATAACCTCCATTTCTTTAGCCACAATTAGCACATCAAATAAAGTTTCCGCTTTCAATTTTCCCAAATCCAAAACCTCTGGATTATCGGTTACCAAAACTATCTGATATTCATTATCACCACTTACTCTTTTTAGTTGTTGTGTTTTCTTTAGTTCGGCAATAAACTGCATCACTCACCAACATACTTCGGCTCGTTTTCTAAATGCCACTCATTGTGATGTGTTTTGCAAAGCCACCTAACCTCCGTCGGTTTGTTGTAGTCATCGTGGTGGGCGTGTATTTCTTCCTCGCTACCACAAACCTCACAAGGTTGTGACGCTAACAGACCCATTTTCTTTAAGCAATATATTATTTGTTTCGCACACTTAAACTGCACACCCAAATCGCCTTCGTCGTAGTTTCGTCTATTTTCCCTACTCTTAAGTAGTCCCAACCCCCGCATTTCCCTATTACACACCTTGCAATAGGCACTATTGCCATAAAAATCGTCTTTGTTTTTTATCTCTTCGCATCTAGCACAAACACGGTATCTCTCCCTCCCCCATTCTTCCAATAGACGCTCCTTTTCCTCTTTGTAAGCAATAAAATCCTCTAAGGTGCTTCCCTTACCTAACATCTTGTGCATAAGTTTCTTGACATTCGGCTTGGGAGGTATTGGCAAATTCATCGGCTTTAGGTTTTTCTTCTTTCTACTTATTTCCACAACAAAAA